GTCATGATGAAGTCTCTTGGCGACAAGCAACTTGATGGTTTATTTTCCAAATTCCCTGAAAGAAACAGCTCAGTTCTACAATCACTCGTCATGATCAGGATGGTTCAATATGCAAAACTGGTCTGTGAATCAAAAACAACAGACTTCCTAAAGCAATCGAGCGTCAAGCGGGACGAGAATGTAGGAACCCTGGATGAGACCACTACCGGAGTAGTGGGCTCCGTCCCAAGGTTATTTACCAATGGGGATTTTGTCCCAATCCAGTACTCTATAAATGAAATCTACTGGTGCATGATGTATAACAAAGACAGACAGAACCAAACCCAGGACTCTATGAAAATTTTGAAGAAAATCGCAAAAGAGGAGCGGAAACTTGATGAAGAAATCTCAAGCCGTGACGACAAAAATAGACTAGCTCATGTCTTTGGTTTTCACAAATTAGAACATGACATTCATCACATCACCACATCAAAACCTGAGAGTCATTACTACAGTTCATTGGCTGTCTCAATCGGAGTTGCCTTACAGGACTGCCATAAGGAAAATTTCTCTCCGAATGGATCCTGGATCACCAATGTGAAGATACACGAAATACTCAACAAAAATTTGTCCGATTACGCAACTTTTAAAGCTTCTGTGAAGACAATCAAAGACCAGATAACCGCAGATGATTACAGAGAGTTGTCTGAAATTGGTCGTCGAACGAAATGTATAGAATTGGTTCACGAAATGGTTACCACTGAAAACATTTCACTCGCTTGTGAGGTTGCGATGCAATTCTCAGGAAACTCATCAGTCTCCTTTAAGACGGTCATACAAATATTCAAGAAGAATCAAGTTGGTGGTGTACGAGAGATTCTCATCCTATTCATAAAGGCAAGAGTTCTGATCAATCTGGTCGAAGAGTTGAGCAGACTCATGTCGAAATCAGACAAGAGGGAAACTTTGACAAAAGGAAAAGACAAACGGCTAATGATGAGGGGTGATTACGAGGAGCTCTCATCATCTTTCCCAGAAGGAACACCATTATATGTCGTGAAGAACTCTTACGACATGGCAACTTGGTGCCAAAAATTCATTCCGACAATTTTCTTGCCACTCCATAATCATCATTCTGCAAAGCTTGGCCCGATGATCGAACTTTGTAGAATGGTTCTTTTGAAGCATTGCCATAAGGAAATTGAATATCCGAGGAAACTAGTTGAGCAATGGATAAGACACCCAAAAATCCAGCATGAGGAACCTCATCTGCAACACTACAAAGAGAAGTTCCTTGAAGATAGACAGCCAAAGATGAAAAACATGAGCAACATGGGTCAAGGAATTCTTCATTACGATTCAACAGCATTGGCTCTTTCATGCCAAAGCTTAAGAGATGAATTATTCAGGCTTTGCTTAAAGAAGTTAGGGAAACCAATGTCCATCAAATGGAAAACACGAGTTGGATCAGATGATAAGGGTGACACAATCATGGGCGACATGACTACAGACGATTATGTTTTCCAGATGAAGCTATTTGAACAATGTGCCCTAGCTGCAGAAAGACTACACGCAATGGATCTGTCAGTCAAGTCAGCATCAGGAACATTGATCTATGAATTTAACTCCGCCTACATGGCCAATCTGGAGGTTCAATCACCAATCATCAAGTTCTCTCTCAGTGCTGTCGACATGATCGGCACATCAAGCTGTTCAGGGTTTGTTAACGAAAGCTATTCGAGGATAAGGCAATTAAGAGAAAATGGTGCATCTTCTCTCCTTTGTTACATGTCTCATATCATGAACAAATCTCACTTCGACGAGATTTTCCGGACAGGCCCTAATATGACAAATGACCCGACGAAAATTTTCAATCTCGAGCAGAAAAACATCCCTTTCGATCTTGGTGTTTATCCAATCTACGATGCAGATATGCAAGACATGGTCGGTCCAGAATTTCATAATTACAATGTTTTCATGGACCCTTCAACACCAGACAAAATCCTCAACATGACATACACAACATCCTTCAGTCTAAATGACAATCTAATCGAGTCACATGATGACGATCCGGCAACTATGTACAAGAAGACAGACATGTCAATCTCTCAAGGAATGGTTAGGCAGCTAACAAACATGAGAGAAAGATTAAATCTAAACAGAGATGATATCAACAAATATCTCGAAACCAACCCATTTTTAATAATCCGGGGTCCTGTCACCGTTGACGAGACTGCCATTTTAATAGCAGCCAAGTTGTACACGAGAGGAGCCGCGACTAGCCTACGTAGAACCTCACCGGCTATCTATATTGGAAGATTAACCGCATTTGAATCAGCAAGAGCATGGAATCACTTCATCGACTCTGAGACTGATAAGCCCATCCGGATGACCTACAAAGAGTATATGGAAACCCTCTACGAGAATCAAAAACAGAACACAATGAATGTCAGAGAGATGAAATCACTGATCTTCCCTCAATACAACTCGTTTGAGGTCGTTAAACAGTATATAAACGTCCACGGGATGAGGAAGCCAGTTTCAAAAATGTTCTCGCAGTCAATCAGAACCTGGATACTCAATAACTTCAACTACAACTTCTCCAGTAGTTTAAAATCGATAATGGAGACTGCTTTTGGTATGGGTCACACTGCGTCAACAGAAGACGTCCAAGAACTAAGAAAAGTTTTACCTTACAGTATAGACACAATGTCCAATTTTATTGAAGATTGCAACAAGAAGGGAGTGAGACCACTTGATGTACTTATGTTCACGCAGAGATTCTATAAAACCACACAAAGAAAGGTTGCTCAGGTGTTCGCCACAGGACCAAGCACTTCGAGCTTGAACTTGACATTAATGAATCTCAAAAAATACAACCACATTGTTGGTTCTGTCATGGACATTGATCCTATCGCAAACGAGAGGATCCTTGAGAATCAGACAACGATGGCCAAAGATTATGAGATTTTGAAACTTGGATTCAATTTCTGCATGCTGGGAACTCAAGGTGCTGTGTCTTTCGAAAATAACATTATTATGGAACCAATGGACTGTGTGACCTTTGATCATGTAAGCTTATCAGAGAGGTGTGAATCTGTGATACGCAACATAAAATCAATCAACCAGCTTGATCAACAAAGCAAGAAAATTGTCATATTTCTAGCATCTAAAATCCTTCCGAAGTCTGAATTCAGAGAAAAAATAGTCCAGTGGAAACAGCTCTCATACACCTATTTAGAAACACAAAAGCGGACTGATTCTGGATCATGGCATGGTGACTTGCATGTCATCGTCAATTATGCAAACGAGTGCTACACCCTTAACATCAGCTCTGGCTATCATTACATTGAATGCTTTAGGATCATGGATACGAATTTCTTTGTACAGTCTCTGAGAAAAATGTGCAAGATTCTGGGGCTGGAGTTTCAATCATTTTTCACAGTAATGAACCTGAACCAAGGTGATTACTATCTAAGTAACAAATCAATTTTCATCTCGAACTTTCCATCAAAAAATAAAACTAGACTGAACATTCAACAAAACCCATCATTTGCTTACCAACGACTAAATGATATCTCTGATTTCGCCATAGAATATAAAACATTAAAGTCAGGCGCAACCGTCATCACCATGAGGTCATACAAGGGGGGTTCTATTGATGTGGCTCATTATCCAGGACACTACTATCCAACAGAGATACCAAGAGGAACAAAGATTGATTCACGAATGTTTGTCAATGGTCTTAGATCAACCATGCTGTTCAAGAACCGTAAATGGTTCTTCGACGGGAGGTTACACCCATTCACAAGGAAAGAGGCTGTTAATGTCTTAAAGAAACACATTCGTGTGCACGACATGAATATTGTTGATCAAACCACCAAGACAAAGCTGCAAGAGTATGCTGAAGAATACGAAGAGGCTGTAATAGACAACATGAATCAGCTAGAAGATCCAAGCTTTGGGTCGTTTGATGAGCCCGTCTTGTACAAAGATCTCGAAAAGCAGAATGAGATATTTGAAAATTCAATATCATTCAAGGAAATGTTCCAGAAAGCGGCTGATGAATTAAAAAAGACGGACTGGGCTGATAACAATCCTGAAATCGACATGGCTGATTTCAAAGAGGAATTGTCGGCTTTCGTCAGCGCACTAGGAGAAAACAAGCAGAAAAAGAAACGCGAATTCTTCACAATAACAAACCTCAGACTCAATCAAAGCTTCACTAACAGAATCATGGATCTCTTCTTCAGAGGTCAGAATATCGCATCCGAGGATAAGCATGCACTTCCCGACTACGCGAGACATTGTCTGGATATATTGAGT